TATATGTGTAAAGTTAGTAATCGTGAGTGATCGGTCGGTTGTCCGCCGATGACCGCCGGAGGCGGTTGCCCTCCGGGTGATGGACACGGGCGCGGCGTAAATATGTGTGTAACTTTTGTTACTTAGTTAATTAAAGTTTGCTTTCGTTGACTTGAATCTTTTAGTCACACACCGACATTCGATTGTTGCTTACCATGTTGCGTTTGGTCTTTTTAATGCTATTCCCATAGCATTAGAAATTAATTTAAACATTACTTTATATCCTTCATCGTTAGGGTGCAATCCATCTGAAAGTAAGCTATCTATTGTTATTCCTTTGTTAGAACAATAGTCAATGAATAAATTATAAACGCTAATAAATGGAATTTTATTTTCACATGAAATATATCTAAGTGCATTGTGAATATCTTCCATGTGAATAAGGAAATTTTTTTCGTTTGCGATTGATGCAGGTATGCAAGCCATAATTATTAAGTCTTTTCCATAATTTTTAATTGTTTTAATAGTGTCATTAATATTCGTATAGAATGATTTTAAGTTGTTGTATTGTCTGTCGTTAGTACCAATCATTAAAACTATACAATCAAAGTTATAGTAGGTATCCATGAAATTATTGATAAAGTATTTTAAATCTTCGCTATCAATTCCACTCATTCCAAAGTTTCTAACAATTATCTTGAATTTTTCATTCATATAATTTTTAAATAATTGTGCCCAACCATTCCCGTCTAGTGCTTCATACCATCGTCTACCACCTGAAGTCCAAAGATATTCTCCAATTTTATAACCAGATGTAGCATTCGGGTTATTCGGACCATTACCTCTCACATTATATGATTTCCCATCAATAACGGCATCATACTGTTGAAAACCTGACGACCCCGCACCTTGCGTTATACTGTCACCAATTAAACAGATTCTATAGTTGTAATTAGGGGCGTTCACTGTCATATATTTTCCAATAACATCAATTGGTGTGTTATTTTCCGATATATCCGAATCTTGTTTATACATTGGAGGGTAATCTGTCTTTTGCCACGAAAAACAAAAATATTTTGCTCCGTTTGGAATTTTGATATTCGTAAAATCTTCACTTAATAAATAATTTTGGTAACCTTTTACAAGTAATCCGGAAGAAGTAGATGGTCTCGTCCAAAATGAGATATAGAAAAAAGATTTGTCATCAACAAATTTTCCTTTTTTTACGGTAATAAAATTCGTTTCATTATTGATTGGTATTAAATTAGATGTTACGAATGAACCATCGTTATCCACAGTACCGCCATTTGTTATTTTATGATTAAATATTGCTTTTGCAGTTTTCAAACCTACTCGTTCATTCATACTAGGAATATCCATAAATATTTGAAGTGTTGATACAATATTAAAGCAAAATCTAACATATGCCGTATTTGTAGGAAAAGAAATTTTTTCCATATTATATGTTTGGGTTCCTACTTCATTAATAAAGTTTAATATATTCATTTCACTATCGAAATATATTACACTAGCATATTTTTGATTTGAAGGTTTTTTCCAACTACCGTTGAGAAAATATTCATTACATCCTGTAACATTTATAAAGTCGGTGGTATACCAATCATTAAGAATTTCTAGATTGCCTGTTGTAAGAAGTGCAGTATTATCAATCGTGCGATAATTTAATATATTATTAATATTTTGTAGTCCAACTAAATTTTCCTTTAGTGAATTAATTTTATCTCCCGTAATTTTAGCATCAGCGGCGGCATTTTCTACCGTCAATGACTTATCAATCGGCGGATTGGATGGATTCGTGATATTAGCTGTCAACCATGTCGCTACTTCGTTGCTTACAGTTGGTTTCAGCAGATTAAGCAGTTCTCCGCTTTCTTTCATTGCTTCGATTTTCTTGTTTACTTCGTTCTGTACGTCGAGATTTGAAAAATACTGATTGATAAAATCATGTAAAGCCTTATAACTTTTCACAAGTTCGTCCTGCGCTTCAAACATTTCTTTTACCGTCTTAAACAGCACAACAAATTTGTTTTCCAAACTTAACGTTCCGTTAAAATCATATGGAATCCCACGTACACTTGCGACAACCTCACAAGCCTGCGTAATCATCTGACCAAAGTCGGGCAAATTTGGAAAATCTGGAATCGTTGGTTTATCTGCCATTGCTATTCCTCCTTAATAAAATTGATAGAACAATTCTCTGCAATCATCGCAGATACGTTTGTTAAGATTAAGGATAGTATCTCGGAATCTCTGTACTTCTAATGAGTAACTACCGTCAAAACCCTCATCTTCAATCGTATCATTATTATCTGCATGATACGTGTCATTACTGTTGGTTTTTGTCGTATTCTCTCCATTGCTTACCGCGCTATTATGGATGGTATTCTGTCCCCGTTCCATCGTAGATGCATAATTCGTTCCGGCGAAATTAATCTGCGGGTTGTCGGAATGGATATTTTGTGTATTGTTATTTGTATCGGCTGTCGTTGTGTTTTTCGCCGTGCTGTCTCCCGAGATCACACCTGTTCGAGTATCGTCTTTCGTACTTGTTACTTTTCGCGTACTCTTATGAGTGATAAGCGGGTCGTACTCAAAAGTAATACTCCTGTATAACTGCTCGTAATATGGCATGTTAACCGTAAGGATTTTTTTCAGATGATACTGAAATTCACCAATCGTTTCTAACCCGATCTGCTCGCGGAAATACTGTAAACAGAACGTTTTTTCGAACGCAAGTTTTGTAGCATTATATTCGGAGTCGGATGCATCGACATAAAACGGAAATTCAAAATTGAATACGAGTTCAACTGCCTTTTCAATCATTCCATCAATGTTCTGTTTTTCAAGTGGATGAATCACGTTGTCTGCAATAACTAACTGTTCGATCGTATTTGTTAGTGTTTTCGTTTCGTAGTTATAGTCAAGAAACATTATTCCACCTCACTTTCTGGTTTGCCGGTTTCTGGTGTTTTTCTGTTTGCCGTTTTTATTGTCTCAAATGCATCTGGTCGGTTAATCGGCGTTACCATCTTAGAATTAAAACGTACATGGATGTTCAGACCATGCATATCGTTAATAGTGTCAAGTCCTCTCTGAATGGTTGCCAGATTTCCGTTTCTTGTTAACTCGATTTCTCCATCGTTGTAACTCGTTTCTGCGGAAACCAGCCGTTCCGGTTTTTCTACGCCGCTTGCTTCGATTCCGAGATCAGCCAGACACTCTGCTACTTCTCTCTGTGCGGCGGTGTCAAGTTCGTTAAAAATCGGTTGCACTTTCAGATCAATGGTATCAATCTGAATCTGTTTTCGCAGATCGTTTTTTGCTTTGATGAAAGGAATATTTTTTACCCATTTCTGAATAAAGTTGTCAATGCTGAGTTTCTGCGTAGAATCCCCGCTGATAACAACTGGCGTTCTCTGCTGAATGACGTTTACCCTTGTCGACGCTTTTTTCTCTGCCAGACTCTGCGAATGAAGAATAATACTGAGAATTTCCGGCACGGCAAAAGGTCTTGCGAAAATCAACGCGCTTTCTTCTTTATCCGTCTGTTCATAATACTGTCCGTTCATGGCATAAGCAATCCAATCGGTAGGGATGCCGTAAATATCCGGTTCCCCAACCAGATTCACACCAAAAACGCCGAATAGTCCGGTGATTGGTTCTTTTTTGAACAGACACATTCCCTGCCATAACAGATAGGAGTTGAGCATCCGCGGCGGAATCTCATCCGGTAAACCGTCATACTCATAACGTGATAATGCTAAATTTACAAACTTGTCAAAAAAGTGCCGGAAATATAGTTTTTCTTCCGGTGATGTATTCGTATTATTTTCCCACTGACCCCATACTTCCTTGTTACTCACCCGATACGGGTTATTGTACATGATATCACCTCCTTAGTTATTGGAAAGACCATAGTTTCCCACATCGTCCGTATGCCAGAACGTAACGCCGCGGTTAAACATTGTCTGCAAAAAGTTGATATCATCGGTAACACACGAACCATGCAAGCTGCAATTAACCGTTTTGACAAAATTCCAATTTGAACGCCCCGTAATATTGGGTACTTTAATTTTGTGCGTTGCATATCCGTACATTGTGAAAAAATCGTCGATTGCTTTTGCCATCTGAGCGGTTACACTCATCACATGACAGTAAACTTGACTGCCGAACAATGCGGTGGCAACATAACTTCCAGATGAATTGCCTTTTGCTGTCGGTGGAATCAAATCATGACTTTCTTTTTGTGCGTTAATGTTTTCGTTCAGTAGATATGTTCCGGTTGCCGCGGTATAAATGCTTTCAACGCCAGCGGCTAAATTTCCGCTTAATGCTCCGACTAATCCTCCGGCTAAATTTCCAATCTGCGATATTGCATTCTGCTTTTTGGAGTAGTCCCATAACGGACTAGACTGCGCTAGAAAAGCCTGATAGCCGTCATTTGTCCATGCACACTGTGGGAAATTATTGATGATAAAACCGTATGGGGATTTTGACCCACCAGTACGTTTATATTCACGCGGAGCCACAAAGATTGCCGGAATATTAAACATAACGCCATACACCTGCATGGTTAATGCTCCATTTTTACCGTATTCGAAATTAAAAGTATGCTGTATTCCCGAACCATCGTTGACCAGACAATAACAATAGGGATACTGATATAGTTTATTGTTTTTCGGTAGATAGCCGTCAAGTGCATCTGGCTGAACGGTTACTTGTGTATAAGCAGATGCATCTGTCTGGAAACACGCTTCTGGTGCTTGATATACATTAACAATCGCATCTCCGTTTCCGCTTTTGACGTAATTCTGGATAACTGTGATTAAGTCCGTATATTTTGTTTTCCGAGTAAATGTCAAACCAGATAAAATTCCCTGATTGACAATGGGTATAATATTTGTTCCGTTTTCGTCTGCACTCGCGCTCAAACAATACTGCATCGGACCGAGATTCAAAAGTTTCTGTTCGTTCGGATTGTCCACGTATTCCCCCGTTTCCAGATTTTCTGGCACTAAATTAATTCCGGCATAATCAGCTTTTTTGTCAATATGTTCCCGTTCCACATAGCACGGCTGTAATACCACATCGTAAAAACTGTTCTGGAAACGATCGGGTTCGAAATAAATCTTAAAACTTCCGTCACTCAACCATTCTACGCGCGTCACAAAACCGAAATACCATTCTTCCGTATAGGGTTTGTTCTGAAAAGCAATATAATTGCATTTCAGAAATTCACTCTCATTCCCTTTTCCTTTATAAGTCAGTTCTCCCCATCTCACGGGCGCGGACTGCTTAAAAATATGAATTGCTTTTTCTCTTACGTGCGCCAGACAACCTGCTTTTCCGTTTTCGTAGTATCTTACGTGTTCATAATCGTTTCCCCACTCAATACCACTAGCCAAAATAACCGTGGTCTGCGGGGAAACAGCCGCCACATCGGATTGCGGCGGCATTGGAATAAATGATTCCATGTTTCCCACCTCTCTTAATCGGAAGTAAAGTAAATGGTTGCTTGTTTGGACGAATCGTAACGACTGATAATCACAACTTTTACGCTCGTTGGTTTATTTTCTTTCGTTTTCAGATTCTTTTCGTCTTTTGCGATTCGAAGAATCGTAGTTCCCGGGATTACAAACGTATCGGCAGAAGAGTTACCCTCTACTTTTACGTCGATTGCTTTATCGGCAACGCCAGTAGAAGTAAACGAAATTTTTCCGCCGAAGTCCACATCTGTTCCGGTTTTCACCAGTCCCACGTCACTTGCGGTAATGGAAGGAACAAGAATTGCCTCTGTCGTAAACACGATGATCGGATAAAACAGAGAGTAGGAGAACATCTCTTTTATCGTGTACGTGCTGTTCCATCTTAATCCACGATTAACATTGTCCTGTACCATCATGCGGTACTGTTCACGGATTTTGAAAAATCGTTTGTCTACCAGCACGGCGACAATGCCCTCAGCATCGTTAAAGTTATCAATTAAAACCTGCTGTGCTTTCGGAATCATCCGGTCGAGATTGTACGCGCTTGCATAACTGTCCACGTTCATCGCGGCTTTGGTATCTGGGTCGACAAACAGAAGAATGGTATCTTCTTTTGCCGCCGATGTCGCGCCAGCAAAGTTATACAGCGGGTTCGGGAACTGAATCTTGTCAATATAGGACTGAATCTGTTTCGCAAGCGCATTGGCGCTCGCCTGGTCAGTAACCGGGTCGACGTGCACAGGATAAATCTGACCTTTACTTTTCGCAGACGCGATCAGCTCTTTCGCTGTCGTGAACTCATCCCAGTTGCAAGCAGAAACGACGCTCTCCACTTTTGCCTGCACCAGACTTCTGAGTCCGTAATCATCAAGAAACGCGCCGCGCATATCCTCAAACCAGATCGTTACCGGATAATCGTTATTAAAATTGATTACATGATACAGCGCCATAATGTAGCTGTCATAAATGGCGGTCGCATCTTCGATACTGATATTGGCATCGTGCGCGTAACCCTGTGCAAAATTTACGTAGACTTCCTGTTCTCCGTTTCCATACGGCATAGCGTTACTGTTCAGCACTCTAAGCGGGTTGCGGAACGCTTCCGTGCTGATGGACTGGCTGGCGATCAGATTCACCAGTGCCGGAACGAGTTCGTTTCTTGCCATCGGATTGTACGGGTCAGTTAACGTTTTCGCAATATCTGCGATATTTTCGCGTGTTGCCACCGGGACGCGGTCACGGTAATCAACGCTCATAGTCGAGCGTACGGCGTTCAGCATATTAATATTGGTCATATCTAATTTTTCTGCCATTGTTTTCACTCTCCTTTTCCGCTCATGATGATCTGAGACATATCAAGATCATTGATACTTGTTGCGGTGTCTTCTGCTTCCGGCACTTTTCCGCCAAACTCGGTTACTTTTGTGATACTTCCGCCGTGGGAAAGATCAGACCAGCGGCTTTTGATTTCAGCAACGGCGGCATCATACTTTCCTTTCAGTTCGTCCCGTTCTGCGACCAGCGCGTCACGTTCTGACATCAGAGCTCCGATGTCGGTATCTTCGGTTTTGATTTTTTCGCTGATGGCGGCGATCGCGTCACCATGCGTTTCGATGTTTCCAATGTCGGCAACAATTTCTGTCCAATACTCTTCTAGTGTCATTTTAAAACCTCCTTTTTAAATTGGGATATGACCAGATAGGCATTTTATGCCGTTTCGGTTTCATAGGATGCGGCGGCTCGGGTGGTTCTGGTTGTTCACCTTTTGCCAGATACCGATATACCATAATAGCGTTATTCAATCGTTCGGAATCGGATAGATAGCGATTTCCAACAATCCATCCGGTAATTGCAGAATCTTTTGCGTGTTCGGAAATATAATTGAAGCACTCGTGTGCTTTTTCCTGCCGAAAAGCTAGCGTTCCATCGTCACTGATACCCTCCCACCCTTTCATATAGGCGGAGGTCAGTGCGTCCAGATCGGTACTGTCACTGTGCAAAAATGCTTGCAGATTTTCGTAAGCACTTGCGGCTCCTACGGAATACCATACGTTTTCATAGATTAGATATTCTAACTGTGCGTTTCCATCGTCCCGGCTGTACCCGTTCGCGTCCAACCAGTTAAATAATTGCGTTCGCCGATTCGTGTCGGCGTTATCCGTCCACTGACCCAGACCATAACCGGGCGAGCCGACAATCGTGCCTTGCCACAATCCAGGATTGATGGTTGACTCCTGCCAGAAGTTGCCACAGATGGCGGCAATTACATACTGGCGGATACCGCTTTGTACCTCAACTGGGTATCGGTACAGATACGTCCAGGCGCTGTATGAACTCACAAACGTATTAATAGACACCTGTCTTTCCAGTGGGTAGCTGTCTGTGTGCGCTCCCATCGTATACCCGCCGCCGTCTGCGGGGTCATATACCATTTCGGTATGCCCGGAACGCCACAAAATATCGCCTTTTTTCCAAGGCTGGTTTGCGGTTCCTTTCTGGAATCCCGCGCCGATCAGATACCCGTCCATGCTCCGAGTGGTAAACCACGGATTGCTTGCCAAAAAACCACCAACGGCACAACAATAACTCATGAGGGACGAACAATCATAGTACGTAATACCTCCGACCGTTTGCCCCTCGCGATAAGTTTGTGAGTAACCAACGTTCGGTGCATTACAAATTTCGATACAAGTGTTATAAGCAAGCGTCAGATCAGCCACGGGTCAGTCCCTCTTTTGCAACGTAACCAGTATAGACGATTCCATTGACAACCGCTTTTACAAGATACCACTCATTTGTATAATACCCGTAGTTTCTAACACTGGTTCCGGTCGGCAACGTTAAAATGACCGTTTTATCCATTCCCGCGCCAACACGCAGATTGTAGCGGTCATTGGTATGATACGCTCCTGCAATTTTCCGGTCAAAACTACGCGCGGATTCTGTTTTGATTGAGCTTTCCATAACGTTCTGTGGTTTGTCGTTTTTTCCCGCATACCGATAATGGACGGTATTCTCATACGGGAGATCATAATAAGACCGAACGCAGATTTCTTTTCCGGTCTGATCGCCCGTCTGCCCATCAATCCCGCCGTTTTCCGACTGGCTTGCGTGGACAATGCGGTTCGCGTCAACCGACATCGTAACATGATGACCAGCCGCAAGGTGGATATCACCGCGCCGCCACGGTTTCTTAGCTTTTACAAAACCAGATCTTTCCAACTGTTCGCCGAGATTTCTTGTGGTACTGTACGGACTGACTGGAAACCCAGCTTGTGAAAGTGCCGTTCCGACAAATGAGGAACAATCATAATCAGGTCCATTCCGGTGTACCTGTGAGTAACCATGCCGATCATCAGCGGCAATCTGTTCCTCCCATGCAACTGCGTTTTCGATTTTACTCATTCTTTCCACCTCCTAAGTGCTGACAAAGTGAATTAATCGCAGTTGTATTCGCTTCTACACTTTTCCGCAGTTCTTCCATTTCTTCCTTGTGAGCGTCTTTCTCTTTGACAAGATACCAAAACAGCGCGCCGCAAGACACGATTGGAAAGCCGAGACTGCCAATTAACTGCGTAACTATTGTCACATCCATTCGTCCACCTCCTTATCATTCCATTTCAACCAATCCTCAATCTCACTAACTTTATCACACATAATAAAGTTATGAATGAATCGGACTGGCGATTTACTGTTATAAGAGTTGCCATCCATGAAAAAATAATCCCATAAGTAACGGATATGAGATTCATAATTTTCATGTGGGACGATAATCAAAGTGTCTTTCTCATCACCTTTATATCGTACCGTATAAGCAAGATATGCATTTTCTTTTTTCATCATGCCGACGATCATATTAAAAACGATATTTGCCATCTTTGCTCCTTTCTTCCTGCCCATTAAAACAAGGAAACCTTTTGACCTGCCAAGGACAGGGCGGCTTACTAAGCCGTGGCAACCCCTCTGAAAAAGGTTTCCCCGTATTTTCATGATACCTCTTTTCTGTCCGTCTGTCAAGTACTTTTGTCCGTCATACGCAAACTATTTATAAAGATCAATTCCCAATAACTCAACCGCCATATTTTTGCTGTCAAGATCGTCAAAGCGCAGATATGCTTTCCGGTACGCGTCAACTAGATTTTCAAACAAATAATCATAGTGTTCCAACATAACCGTGTTTTGGGTATGATCACCGTCCCGAAAAACCGCGACAAAATTACAAGACGGGTTATAGTTATGCGTAATATAGATGTACCCCTCTTCGTAATACTCATATACCCCATAACTTTTTCCGCTGTGTTCGATCGTAAACAGATACCGCGACCGTCCGGTCGGCTTCTGCACAAACACAGCATCGTCAATCAACATCTGATCACCCACGCTCATGCTCTGCATATAGTGACCACCGCGGAATGCTTTCAGAGCAGTATTTTCCCACATGGCTTTACTGGCACTGTCATTGTGAGTAAACTCACACACAAAACCACTTCCATGCATCATTTTGGTTTCTTTCTGATACCGCTTATGGATACCAAAAAATACAAAATAGGGATTGAGCAACGAAATATTATTAGATGCCATAACCAGTTTAAACCATCGGGACTGACTTCCGTTTCCACGGCTGATCGTCAATAACAACGATTGGAGTTTTTCGCTCTCTCCTTTTACGTACTGTCCACTCTCCATGGAAAACTCATCAAAAAACAAAAAGTAAATATCCCGAAAATAAGGAGATAATTTTTTCACGCTGTCCATCTTACTTCCAAAACTAAACGCGCATCCGAACGGCTCCCCGTCCAGAAAATACCGCACCACATTTCCATTCTTATCTAGATTTTTATAGGTAATCACACTACCCAATTTTGGATACATTTGCAACATATCCTCATACATCGCCGCCGCTCCCGTCATTTCCCCTTTTGTCCGAAAAATCCATCCGGTCTGCAAACCATATTCTTTGCACAATATACAACTCGCCGCGGCAAACGCACTGGTCTTTCCGGCACTACGGTTAGAACACGTAATTGCCACGCCTGCGAACTCCCCGTCCACGTCCGGCTCCGTAAACAACCGAATCGGATTGTAATACTGAATCGGCTTGCCATCATCCGATACCGATTCAAATTTCACGCCATAATCTGCAAAAAGTTTTTCCCATTTGATATCATTCCAAAAAATCATTGTTTCACGTGAAACATTTTGTTTCACTTCCTCCTTTCTAGCATTTCCACAACCCGCGCACCGCGTCCCGCATAATCTATGTTAACAGCCAGTTCCCCGCCAGCAAAACCGCAGACAATCTCACGTTTATCGCACGATGATCGCACGTTTTGACTGCGGATGGACGGCGGTGAAAGGCAGAGATTCGCTGGGTATAAAAAGAGCTACGCTGGAAAAACGTAGCTCTTTACACGTATGGAATTTATCTCACACAAGATATAGTAACAATCAACTACAGGTAAACGAAATCCTCAAGTTACCGTCCGCCAGTCGGGGCGCGTACCCAGTTCATGGTTACTTATTCCATAAATGGGTTAAACTTTTCGATATCGCCGAACTTATGAACGTTTACCGCGGAAAGGTATGCGGTGAATCCCGTGTCGCGACGGAACTTGCTTTCTCCGATAGAGATGAACAGGTCAACTACTGCGCCTTTTCCGAGTTCGTCAACGCTTGAAACGGTGTCGCTCTCTACGCTGTCCTCGTAAAAAGCTACTTTATAGTTGGTCTGCGCTTTTACGTAAAGTCCAGCTTCGTCGGTTTCTTTTGCAGGAATCCATTTTGCTTCTGCGGCGGCATCCTCTCCAAACTCTTCGATGATTTTTTCAAAAATGTCTTTCTGCTGATCGGCAGAGATAGACGCGGAAAGAACACTTTTTCCGTCTTCCTCTTTTGCGTATTTAACAGTTACGTTGTTCAGTCTCATTTTCGCTTTGCTCATGATTTCGTTCTCCTTTTGATTTAATTTGTTATGCAGAACGCGGCGCGTTGCTTGATCGGTTACGTCTTATCTGGACTATTCCAGACCGCGGGTTGTGCGTTGATTAATCGTCCAGTCTCTTTGCTTCGGCAAAGAACTGTTCGTCCGGCATCTCGTAGCGGGCGGAAACGGTGTCGGTTAAGACACAAACAGAAGATTCTGCGTAGCCTGCGGAAGTGAGCGCGTTTACTTTTGCTTTCTGAGATTTTAATTCTACGGTGGACTCAAAAAAGCCGATCACCTGTTTTGTGTTTCTGTCAATGACAGAATAGATAAATTTTTCGATTTTTGTTCTAACCATTTTTTTCTCCTTTCGTTATGTGGCTATTTGTTCTTACAAGTATTATAATAGCACTGCCTACCAAAAAAGTCAATAGTTAAAATAAGAAAATAAAAAAAATATCCAAAAATAAAAGCAGGATGGAAAGGTCGAGTTCTTCCTCATGTAACGCCCAGATCGTTGATAATACTAAAAACATAAAAAACACAAAATATCTCATATCGTCTCCTATTCCGGTAACACTCCGTCTTGAGAGTTTACCAATACTTCATAGTATTCATTCGATACACCTAAGGTATAAGTGGTATCAAGGATTCCTATATTACTTGCAGTTAATATTTCTTCCCCGTTGACTTTGATGTAATGGGGTTTCGAGTTGTTAAAGCAACTGATTGTCCGTCCGACATTTTCCATCCGGCGGCAGAGACGGAAATTATTACAGCACTTTAAGTTTTCCGCTCCAAGTTTCTTATTCATGCCAGCGACCGTAGACGTAAAACGCACGGGGTCTTTGCCAGATTGCGCCGCTTTTTCGTCCCATTCAACGCCGCAGTATTTTTTCGCGCCAAGGGTCTTAAACTGAATGTAGAGGTCATCCATATCCCAGACACCGAGAATATAACGGTTGTCACCAACGTCACAAAACGCAGGAATGTCAGTATCAATCGCACGTTTTTCCAGTATTTTGTTTTTGGCTTCAAATTCTGGAATGTGGACGTCCGGATGTAAAAACTTGATACTATCGGTGTCGCAGTACACGGCATCCATTCCAACCACGTCCAGCATATCTTGTAACTGCTTTCTTGCGTGGGCGGTAACATAGATTCCCCATTGATAGTGCAAAAAGCTGTTTTTTCCATCATAGTACGTTTTCAGTGCTTTTTCCGCATCTGCTTTTTCCCGATGCCATTCTCCCGTAAAAGCATCCATTACCCATTCGTCCTGCAAAAGATCGGTAACACACATTCCGAACGTGCTGTTTAGTTTATTCTTAGATTTCATATATTCATAGACTTTATCGGGATTTCCTTTCAACTGGCTTTTTGCGATAAAAAATGACATCATCGTTTTACGCATACTTTCCGGTAATTTTCCGCGCGCGGCTACGTAGCACTCCGAGACGGTAAAGAAATCATAGTCGTATTGATTTTTTATGATCGACAAGTCAATTTCCGTCATTGCTATTTCACAGCAATCAATAGACAATACGCGTCCATTATCAATCACACAATCTTTCCCGTGCTTCTGACACTTTGACAGCGGGATATACGGGACGGGGATATTTTCTTTCATACGCAAGTTGTCAAATTGTACCCGCATGATAACACAACGTGTAGCACACAAATTGTCAAACTGTTCTTGCGATGTAATCTCAACCGCCCGAAACGCACTCATGGGATAGTAACCCATTGCTATCTGCGCGGGGTAGCTACTGGAAATATCCATGCTTCCCATTATGATTGCGTTTTCCCCTTTTTTCGCGGTGATCGTGTGCCCCGCGTGGATGCGGTTGGCGTGCGTGTTGCCGCCGCGGAACGCGTCTTTGCAGAGTTGGTACTGCGGCAACGTCAAAGCCAGATCGGCAAATACTCCCGGATAATAACCGCTATCTGCCTGCATGGCACGGCGGAATTCTCGGCGGACGTAGCCAGTTGAGGTAAGGGGTATTTCTGCAAGATTATCTTCTTTACGCGCGGCGCGGATGCATTCACACAAGCCGCGAACATCATTATAGCAATATCCCTGTTCAACGTCCGTGAGAGGTGTTGTTGGTGTACGTAGTTTTTTGTAATCATACGTATCAACAAGTTTATAGTGAGACACTCCCTCACTATTTTCACAGAATTTTGAAAGAGACATGTTACTGAGAAAGTAGGAACATCGAAACTCAATCCCATATTTATACGCATAACATTTCATTACTTTATGAGCATCCCGCGCAAAAATTTCGTCAAATGCTACGAAATCTTTCATAAACTGAAATTCATACGATAAATTATGAACGTATACTACAGCACGTTTCGTATCAGAAGTTTTCAAATACAAATGCAGTTTTTCGCAGAATGAAAGAAACTCGTTCCATGTGCGACCGAAGCATACCGTATCTTTCAAACAGAACTGCCATTGATACAGATACGCTGTACCTTTTACCACTTTTTCACCTGTTTTGTTATAGCGTTCGTAATCGAGTTTTTCTAACGTAGTTGTCTCGATATCAAACGCCATTTCCACGTCATAGTAGACGATAGGTTTTTTCTTTCTTCCACGCTTGCGGCATTCGCGCAAAGTCTGGAAATCAGAAAATGGAAAATCATTACATGAATACACTGTTTCTATTGCTGTAGTTTCTGTTCCATTTACTTGTATCGGTACTTCCAATTCATACATATTTTTTCCCCTACTTTAATTTTGTTCGTTTTTTCGCAAACAATTCCTCTTTTGTTATATAACCATCGAGATACAATTGATAATCTTTTTTAATATCCTTATAATCAAGTTTAGGATCGTCTATTTTTTCTACAAAGTCTTCTATAATTTGATTGGACGCAAGTTCTTTACGAAGATTCTTTCTGTATAAATTTGATGACAGAAAATGATACAAGTCTTTATAGTTATCTTCTGTTACAACCTCATTAATTTTTTTCTTAGATTTATCAAATCTCCGCTGAAATTCTGCGATTTTATAACCACTTACTGTAGTTTCTGGTGCGTTCAAAAAAGCAACCATGGTGTCCCATTCCTGCCGAATGGATGCATCCGAACGCTTAACGCCTTTCAAGAAACGATTTTTTTCACGCCCTTGTGAAGCAAAAAATTCTTTTACGCGTCCATACGCCCATTGGTCGCGCGCGTGAATTTTTTCCAGTTTGGCAAGGCGGCTATTTGCCGCTTGTGCCACTTTAGGTAATTCGCGTTTGATCTGGTCGAGGGAGAGATCGAGTTCCTGGTAGATGCTATAGTCCTTTGACTGCGGCATTATTCACACCCCCTTATAAAGATTCGCAATTTATCAGCAATAATATCGAAACCTATTACTTCTTCTGACAAATAATTTTCTTTTTTTGTAGTATATGCTTTTGTACAATCAATAGCAAAATTTCTAACTAATACGCGATACTCTTCATTAAACACCGTAACAATGGCGTAAATTTCGACTTCTATGCGAACCATACCGCTATACATTAAAATAAAGTCTTTCACTCTCATTGCTATTCCTCCTTAATATAAGCAATCCTCATTTGTTCCATCTGCCGAATACAGAGGGCACAACGTACAAATATCGTTCGCGGAACAAATATCGCTGTGAGAAACTTCTACATAGTACGCTTTTAAAGCGTAACGTGTAGAATTTTTGTTATGCAAGTTTACGGTAAAACCCACACCAAAATTACCTTTGTACGGAACTGGTACACATAATGCATTCTTCTTAACGTAGCCATTCGTAAGAGACATATGGTCACACACGTAAATATGGATATTCCCGGCAATATCTTCCTGTTTTACATATAAAGGGATATCCTCCATTTTCGCTGGTACGGTATACAGTTTTTCTAAATCTAAAGTTTTCATAGCAAATTTCCTTTCTGCCCGTTACGCCGATAGCACAGCAGATATATTAATCAAAACTATAAAGCGGTTCTTCCTTATACACCTCTCTGTATAAGTCATCAAAAGCAACCCATCTAGTCAATGCTTTCTGTGCTTGCATGCTAGATTGTCCATAATAGTTTTCCATTATTTTAAGCATATCCCACGATTCATTGCATCTTTCATTTAATACGGTTTTAATTTCTTCTACTGTCATTATTATATCTCTTTCTCCCCGTACTGCCGATAGGACAGCAATAGTAATTATTAGTATGCGTTTTCTATTTTTTGTATTATTGGTTTTCCTTGTTTCTGATATTACAATACCACTTTTCTAGAAATATGTCAATACTTTTCTAGAAAATTTCTAGAAAATTTATATCACTCACGGACAATGCCGTGTCCATCACCCGGAGGGCAACCGCCTCCGGCGGTCATCGGCGGACAACCGACCGATCACTCACGATTACTAACTTTACACATATA